TACTGACTTGGATGGCAACATTAGCAATGCTTCTTGGTCGGTTGTTGTTGCCAATAATACTGGCGGTTTGTTCATCGCTGACGGTACTAACGTTCGTGCAAACGTGTTGTCGGGTACGCCCACCATAACTCTGTTTGCTACTAACGGCGGTCAACCTGTTAGCGGTACTTACAACAAGTAAGGTGACAACATGGCTAATCCCGATTCAGTTAGTCAGTTTTATCTTGATAGCTTTAGCAATGGTCGTATTGGCGTTGTTAAAGCTACCCAACTTAACACGGCTGGTAACGCAGTAATTACTATCCCTCTGTTAAGTGGTGGTTTGACTAACGGCGGTGCGGTAGCCAATTCTGGTGGGGTTATTGTACGGAGAGTAACCATACAAAACCCTACCGGTACTGTAGCTAGTGCAAACGTATCAATTTCTGCAACCAGCGATGGTGCAAACTTGATTACGGCTAATACTGTCATTTCAAGTGTTAGTTCTGCCGGTAAGTTTCAAGATATTAGTGCCGCTTCACCGTATACATTTACGGTTGTTTCCGGCAACGTAACGCAATGTTTGTACGTTAACGTCAACACCGCTAGCGGCAACGCTAACACCGTTGATATTTGCGTATATGGTGATGTAGTGAGCTTCTAAATGTCAACAGTATTCGTAACAAACAATTGGGACAAGGACTTAGAGGATAGTTATGCTTACAAGGCATATAAGTTTCCTGTGGGTGAAACCGTTGAAGTTCCTGAAGAAGTTGCTTGTTACGTATTTGCTTACAATGTAGAAGATAAAGTACCAACTTTGGCAAGGCAGGGATGGGCAAAAACAAGAGTTGATATTCCTGAGGGATTAAAGATTCTTGAGAAGTTTTCTGTCTCTGCAACCAAGCCAACAAAGAACCACTCGTTATCCCCGGTGGTGGATAAAGTACCCCTTCCTTCTGCAAAGAGGGATGGGGGGAAAGTCCTCGCTAAAGCCGCTTAACTATGGGAATTAGATGTCGCAAACATTATCAGGCTACATTACAGAAGTACGTAGGCTTCTGCATGATGCCAGCGGGAATTTCTATACAGATTCTCAATTAACCGATTACATCAATAGTGCGAGAGACCGCATTGTTCGTGATACCGGTTGTTTGCGCCAGATACAAATAACTCAAGTACCCTGCACTCCCGTACCCGGTGGTGCTGCTCCTGTGATGTGGGCAGCAAACACTTATGTCACAACGGGTCAGTACTTGATGTACAACATTTTCTTGTACGAAGTTATTGCTCCCGGTACAACCGCAAGTGTACCGCCCCCTTATCCGGCGCAGAATCAAAACTACCCTCCGTCCAGTCCGTTCTATAACGGCACGGCTGAGTTGCAGTATGCTGGTCCTGCTGAAGTTATTAACGTTTCGTGTTTACCAGCAGGTACGCAAACGCTTGATGTATTGAATATCAATTTGTTTTGGGGTAACACACGTATCCCAATGCGATATTTGCCTTGGACACAATTCAACGCACAATTGCGTTTTTGGCAAAACAACGTGCAGCGTCCGATTGCTTTTAGCGCATTTGGTCAAAACCAAATATTTGTTGGACCTGTGCCAGATGAAATTTATACAATTGAAGTTGATTCGGTTGTCTTGCCTCTGCCTTTGGTTTATTCCACAGATGTAGATTCAATTAACAACCCATATACGAACCCTGTTAAATTTTACGCAGCGTATCTTGCCAAGTATTACGAGCAATCGTTTGGTGAAGCTGAGATATTTAAACAGGAATACAAAACACAAACCCAAGCGGTTCTGGTTTCTACTTATACCAGAAGAATACCAGACCCCTATAGCACACCATTCTAATCATGGCAGCCGCAGAGCAGAAAAAATCTTACGAGGTTGTCAAAGATTTCAAAGGTGTCAATACCAAAGCTAACCGCACGGCTATTGATAAGACCGAGTTTTCATGGCTAGAAAATGCTATGCCGGTCGGCTATTCCAATTTGAAAATCACGCCAACCTACTCATCGTTAGGTGTGACGTTTACGCATACCGTTGTTGATTTGTTTTCAGCTAACGTTAAGTTGACTGATTACCTTGTTGCATTTGAAAACGATGGTAGCTGTGAATACGTTAACTTAAAAACTAATACCAAAGGTTACATTGCTACAGCCGGTACATTTACAACGACTGGTGGCATCAACGTAAGTCAATGGAAAAACGAACGCATATTGATTGCTGACCCTGTAAAAGGTTACTTTACGTGGGATGGCACTAATACCGTATCTATCGGTTCTGTAGGTTCAATAGGTATTCTTAATGGTGGTTCTGGCTATACATCTGCGCCAACCGTTCAGATTTCTGCGCCTAACGATACAAACGGTATTCAAGCTACAGCTATTGCAACTATTACTACTGGCTCTGGTCAGGTACTAGGGTTTTCCATTACTAATACTGGTTCAGGATATACGTCTGTTCCGGTTGTTAACCTTGCGCCCCCGGATTTATCAAATGGAACACAAGCGACTGCTTCTGCAACTATTCAAGGCGGTGCGATTGTTGCTATTAGTGTCGTTAACCCCGGCTCTGGTTACTCTGTTGCTCCTGCCGTATCTTTTACCGGCGGCGGTGGTTCTTCTGCTGCTGCAACTGCTTTAATTGATACGGGTTCGGTCAATAGTATTACTTTGACCAATGCAGGTACAGGATATACAAGCGCACCTACAGTTACGTTAGTTGGGGGCGGTGGTTCTGGTGCTAATGCAGTAGCCAGCATCATCACGTTTGCTCAAGGCACACTTGCTGTTAATGTGATTAACGGCGGTTCGGGCTATACCAACTCAGCAAATACGGTTGTTACGATTACTGGTGGCGGTGGTGCTAACGCTGCGGGTCAAGCTATTCTTTCTGGTGGTGCGGTTACGCAAGTCATTATGACTAATCCCGGTAGCGGATATACCAACGCTGCAAACGTAACCGTGACTATTTCTGGTGGCGGTGGAAACAACGCAACGGCTAACGCAACCGTTAATACCAATACAAACGTAGGTATTCAATCGTTTTCTGGTCGTGTATGGATTGCACAAGGCAGAACGGTATTTTTTAGTGCTGCTGGCTCATATAGTGACTTTACTAGCGTATCTGCTGGCAACGTAACACTTGCAGACGAAACACTACATGGCAACATTCAGCAATTGCTATCAGCCAATAACTTTTTGTACATTTTTGGTGACGATAGCATTAACGTATTTTCAGACGTTAGGGTAAATACTAATGGCTCAACATTGTTCACTAATACGAACGTCTCTGCTTCTGTTGGTTCTCAGCTTGGATATGCTATATATCCTTATTTTCGTTCTGTGTTGTTTATGAACAATTACGGGGTGTATGCCTTGGTTGGTTCGACAACATCCAAGATTTCAGACCCGTTAGATGGCATTTTCACAAATATTGATTTTACTCAGCCGGTAACTGGCGGTCAGGTATTGATGAACAATATTCTGTGTGCCGCATTTAATTTCAGGTACACCGGCAATCAAGGCACTTCATCTGCTGCTCGCTATATACAAGCGGTGTTTTTTGAGAAAAAATGGTTCTTTACTAGCCAAGGCAATGACATTAAATTTGTAACGTCTGCGCCACTAAACGGTAAAGTTAATTTGTATGGCACAAACGGTACGTCTTGCGTACAGTTTTATGCTGATTCCACATCTAATGTAGCGTCTTACATTCAGACTGCATTGATGCCGATGGGAGACCCCATCCGAACTAAGCAAGCATTGAAGTTTGGTATTGAAGCAAGTGGCAATGCGGGTGGTGCATTAAATGTGACGGTTGATTCTGAAACGAATCAAAGTCAGACGTATTCTTTGTATGGCACATCGAGCTGGTCTAACTATGCTGGTCAGATTATTCCTTGGCAAAATAATTCGTCGCAGACTATACCTTGGACAGAAAGCTCGGGCTATTATTTATATAAATCAGACGCACAGCAGTACGGAAAATATCTTGGGTTGACGCAACAATCTACGCAACCAGCGTTTGTCGTTAACACATTTGAATTTGAACATGAATTGAGAGTGAGGTTCTAATGACCGTCCCATATACTTTTGCAACGGCATCGTCTCCGATTCCTCTTGCCCAATTAGATGCCAACTTTGCTGCAATCGGCGGCACAGGCAACATTACGTTTACATCAACCTATACCGGTGCTGTCTCTCGTTCATTGACAAGCAAACTCCAAGATATTGTTAGTGTTAAAGATTTTGGTGCTGTCGGTGATGGTACAAACGATGACACAACCGCAATTCAAGAAGCGATTAACACCGGCAAGCGGGTATATATTCCAACCGGTACTTATTACATTACGCAGCCATTAACAATTAGCACTCCCGGTCAAATGATTGACGGAGATGGTCGTGACGTATCGACATTGAAGATTACAGCTACATTTAATCTGTCTGCTAATGGCGTAATCATCTTCTCTACTGGAGAGGAAGGTCCTCAGTTACAAAACTTTGGTATGGCGTTTACTCAGCCAGACACCGCAACTCGTGCTTCGCTTACTTCTTATCCGGTTGCAATTTACGCATACAACACACCACGTTTCACGATTGGTAGTTTAAAGATTACTAATGCTTCTAACGGCATTAACATGAGTGGCAATTGCGGCGGCGCATTTATTGATTTGTTAGAAATGTCTGCTTATGGAACAGGTATTTATATTGATGGTTCTGCTGATACTGTTCGTATCAACAAATATCATTTTTACAATTTTGCAATGACTAGCAATCAGTCTAGTATTTTTCGCACTTCACCGACAAGAGCATTTTCTATCGGTCGTGTAGACGGATTGTTTATCAATGAGTTTTTAAATATTTCAAACCTTGGTGTTTATATGTATCAAAGCGCAAGTGGCGCACCTTGGGTTTATATATCTAATTCCGGGTTTGATACTTTTAACGGTATCCAACAAGACGGTGGCTCGTTGCAGATGATTAACTCGTACATAACCAATGCACCGGGAGGTGGATATTTTGGTATTCAAGTTAATTCAAACGGAACATTCTCACAATTTAATAATTGTTTGTTTTTTGCAAGCACCGATTCCGGTCCTTCAATGATTAAGGTCAGCGGGACAGGTTCGGAAGTAACAATTTCTAATTCAAGATTTAGCAATTACATAAATGCTCAAGCAATTGTTTATTGTGAGGGAACAAATAATTTCCTTAATGTAGCGAATTGCACATTTGACCCCGGTAGTTCTAATGGATTTTTTGTATGGGGTGTTGGTACTAATTGTAAAGTTCATGTGCTTAACAATTTTGTCAATACAACGCCAAACGCTTCATATACACAACCGATGATATATATAACTACTGGAAACAGAACATATATCTGCGGAAATAGAATTCAAGATAAGGGAACAAATGCAGCTACATTTATCAACATTCAAACAGATGATTTCAATTGGGTAAGTGGCAATATTGCTCCCGGATGGACTAACAGTTTTCCGTCAGCCACAACTGGTTATTACTCCAACAATTTAACCTAAGGAATTGACATGAGCGTATCAGGCGCATTTATTCAATTAGGCAACACCGTAACATTTACGGCAGCTACGACTGCGCCGACTCCTGTGAAAGTTCCGACATGGAATGGTTTTGGGGTTAGCCAATACGAAGTGTTCAACCCTAGCAACGTAACAGTATTTATTGGTTATGGTCCTGCTGCGGCTAATGCAACGGCTAATGCGGTTGTTGTCAGCAGTACATCCCCGGCTTATCCTTTGTTGCCGGGAACAGATAAGATTATTTCTGCTGGACCTAATGCTTACTTTACTGGCATTACTGCCGCTGGCTCTGCAACTATTTACGTCACTCCGGGCGATGGGATGTAATCATGCTCAAGTCATTCTCAAATACAAGTAGTGGCGGTAGCGGCACAGTTACCGAAGTTGATACCGGAACAGGATTAACCGGCGGTCCAGTTACGACTATTGGCACTATATCGCTTGCCAATACAACGGTTACGGCGGCAAGTTATGGCTCTGCTGCAATTGTTCCAACATTTACTGTTAACGCTCAAGGTCAATTGACTGCTGCTGCTAATGCAGCAATTAGCATCCCTGCTTCAGCTATCAATACTGCGATTCCTAATGCTGGATTAGCTAATAGCTCGATAACAATTAACGGTACTGGAATTAGTCTTGGTGGTTCAGGAACAATTACTGCGGTTAACCCTAATGCGTTAACTATTAGTACTGGCTTATCCGGCACAAGCTATAACGGTTCTGCTGCGGTTACGATTGCTATTTCTAATACAACTGTCACGGCTGCATCATACGGTTCTGCTTCTTCGGTTGCAACGTTTACAGTTAATGCACAAGGTCAGTTAACAGCGGCAAGCAATACATCAATTGCAATTGCAAACACTCAAGTAAGTGGTTTGGGTACGATGTCAACCCAAAATGCTAACTCTGTATCAATTACGGGTGGCACAATTGATGGCACAACTATTGGTGGCACAACGGCTGCTAACGCTACGTTTATTAACAGCGTAACAAGTGCAGGTCATTATTCCAAAGGAGCATTAACATCAACCTATACTGACGGTATAGTGATGGACTATGCGACAGGTAATGGTCGCATCAGTGTAGGTAGCGGTGATGGAATCACGTTTTATACAGGCGGTGTAGCTAATACAAGTATTGGTTCTGTATCGTCTGCCGGTGCTTGGACTTTACCTGCTGACGCAACCATACACGGTCTAACTGTTGGTTTGGGTGGTGGTGCAATATCTACTAATACAGGTGTTGGTGTAAGTGCTTTTTTAAATAACACAACTGGCTCTTATGGAACAGCTTTTGGTTATCAAGCATTAGGTTCAAACAGCACCGGAGGGTCAAACGCTGCTTTTGGTTTTCAGGCTCTTGTAAATAATACCACCGCATCAAACAACACCGCAGTAGGTTATCAGGCTGGCTATTCAAATACTACTGGTTCTATAGAAGCATTTGGTTACCGTGCTTTGTTCAACAATACCACTGGCACTGAAAATGCTGCTTTTGGTATCGGCGCACTTTCTACAGTTACAACAGGCATACAAAACGTAGCATTTGGTAGTAGGTCTTTGGTGTACAACACAGGTGGTCAAAATTCAGGTTTTGGTGTTGCAACACTGTATTCAAATACAACAGG